TCTAGAAAAGAGTTTAGAGAATTACCGCCAGAAGATGTTGCGTTCCCTAGAGGGTGTAGAGGTCTGGTTCAATACGCAGACCCCACACATATATACGGCAAAGGAACACCAATACATGTTAGAGGTTCGTTGTTATTTAATCATAGACTTAAAGAGATGAACCTTACAAAGAGATATGAACCTATTCTAAATGGTGAGAAGATACACTTTTCATATCTCACTATGCCTAATCCTATCAATGAGAATGTGATATCATTCACTAATTCATTACCAAAAGAATTTGATTTACATAGATTTGTAGATTATGATATGCAGTTTGACAAATCATTTGTTGAACCACTCAAGAACATTGTCCAATTGATTAATTGGAATGTTGAACCTACTGCTAGTCTAGATACATTCTTTACATAAATAAAGGTATATGGCATATAGTAAGCAGGTCATTGACAGATTTGAATCTGTTTTAAATGATCCTCAGAAACATTCGGTGGGCAGTTTTGATCCTAATGACCCTAATGTTGCTACAGGCATGACAGGTGCGCCTGCATGTGGAGATGTAATGAGATTACAAATTAAGCTCGATGAAGAAGAAAGAATCATTGATGTTAAATTTAAAACATATGGGTGTGGAAGTGCAATTGCATCATCTACATTGTTTGTTGATATGCTGAAAGGTAAAACTATTGAACAGGCAAAACAAGTCAAAGATAAAGATATAGCAAAAGCACTTGAATTGCCACCAATCAAATTGCATTGTTCAGTTCTTGCAGAAGATTCTATAAGACAGGCAATAGTAGATTGGGAACAAAAGAAGGAGCATAGAGCACACAATCATGTATAGATACAAAGTAAATGTAAGTAGAGTGGTGGATGGTGATACAGTCGATGTTGATATAGACCTCGGCTTCGGAATGATTTATAAAAAACAGAGAGTTAGAATGTTAGGAATAGATACACCTGAATCCAGAACTCGTGATTTAGTTGAAAAGAAATTTGGAAAGGCTGCCAAATATCATCTACAAGCAATACTAGAACAAGGTGATGTTGAATTAGTTTCTCACGATAAAGGAAAGTTTGGAAGAATATTAGGTAATTTATACACTGGTTCTTCAGCATATTCTATCAATCAACAGATGATAGATGACCACCATGCAGTTCCTTATACAGGAGAGAACAAAGACTTAGTCGACCAACAACATATGGCGAACAGAGAAAAACTTATAGAAAATGGGACAGTGGAGTTGGAGAATGGAATCACATAACATGCTGATAACAATTATGGATGTCTTTTATATCCTTATGATTATAACAATCTTTGGATTTATTGTGCATCTTGAGACTCAGATGAAACTTATACTTGAAATGATGAAACAAAGGTGGACATATGAGACTCTAGATGATGAGTTCAATGGCAATGGAGAATCTAAATTCGAAAAGTCACTAGACAATATTGACCAAAAGTAGTATACTGGAAGCAGTATAAATAATCTTATATTATGGAGAAGTGAAAAATATGTCATTCATTAAAGACTTAGTGAAAGCATCAGGAAATGAATACGCAGGTATTGTTTCCGATGGTATTGCAGCTGGAGATGTCGACTCATTTATAGATAGTGGGTCTTATATCTTCAATGCATTATTGAGTGGCTCACTCTATGGTGGGTTACCTCAAAACAAAATTACTGCAATCGCAGGAGAATCAGCAACAGGTAAAACTTTCTTCGCATTAGGAATGGTAAAACAATTCTTAGAAGATAATCCTGAAGCTGCTGTTATCTATTTTGAATCTGAATCTGCACTCAGCAGACAAATGATTGAAGATAGAGGAATAGATTCAAATAGAGTTGTTATTGTGCCTGTAATAACAGTTCAACAATTCAGAAATCAGGCAATCAATATTCTCGATAGATATCTAGAGACACCAGAGGACGATAGACCTCCTATGATGTTTTGTTTAGATAGTCTTGGTATGTTATCAACTACAAAAGAAATCGAAGATACTGCTGAAGGAAAGGAAACTAAAGACATGACTCGTGCCCAAATAACAAAGGGTGCATTTAGAGTATTAACTCTTAAACTTGGTCGTGCTGGTGTCCCTATGATAGTCACGAACCACACATATGATGTGATTGGTTCTATGTTCCCACAGAAAGAAATGGGTGGTGGTAGTGGCCTTAAGTATGCCGCTAGTTCAATCATCTATCTTTCTCGTAGAAAAGAGAAAGAGGGAAAAGAGGTAATAGGAAACATCATTCATTGTAAGAACGCAAAGTCGAGACTTACTGTTGAGAACAGAATAGTCGATGTCAAATTGACATATAAGGAAGGACTAGATAGACATTATGGTTTATTAGACCTCGCACTTGCAAGTGGAGTTTTCGAAAAATCTTCAACCAGAGTCAAACTACCAAATGGTAAAACAGAATTTGGTAAAACGATTAATAATAATCCAGAGAAATACTTCACCAAAGAAGTAATGGATTCATTAGAAACAGTAGCTAACCAGTATTTTAAATATGGAAATAACGAGAATAGAACAGACAATACTCAAGAATCTGATACAGAATGACGAGTTTTCACGGAAAGTAATTCCTTTCCTAAAACCCGAGTATTTTGTTGATTCATCTGAGCAATTGGTATACAAAGAGATAACAAATTATTTCGATAAGTATACTAAGAGCCCAACACTCGAAGCACTTCTCATAAACCTAGACAACAATTCATCTGAATCAGAGAATGTAGTCAAAGGTTCCAAAGAGTTGTTGGGCTCGATGCCCAAAGATGATACACCACAAGATTGGTTGGTTGATGAGACTGAACAATGGTGCAAAGATAGAGCAATCTATATTGCAGTCATGGACTCTATTGAAGTCTTAGATAAGAAGTCTCAAAGGTCGACAGGTGAAATACCAGAGTTATTAAAGGATGCCCTTTCCGTTTCTTTCGACCAACACATTGGTCATGACCAACTTGAAGATGCAGAACAAAGACACGACTTCTATACACATGACGAGGAGAAATTGCCGTTTGATTTAGAATACTTTAATAAGATTACAAAGGGTGGCCTTCCTAATAAGACATTGAACATATGTCTCGCAGGAACAGGTGTTGGTAAATCATTATTCATGTGTCACATGGCAGCAAGTTCTTTAATGCAGAACAAGAATGTATTGTATATCACACTTGAGATGGCAGAAGAAAGAATTGCAGAGAGAATAGATGCGAACATCATGAATGTTCCTATGAAAGAATTATCAGATATATCTAAGAAAGATTATAGTAAGAAGATTGAAAGACTTAAGAACAAGACAAAGGGTAAACTTATATGTAAAGAATACCCAACAGCAGCTGCTCACTCAGGACATTTTAGACATTTATTACAAGAATTAGACATCAAGAAAGATTTTCAACCAGATGTTATTTTTGTAGATTACTTAAACATTTGTGCATCTCAGAGAATTAGACCAGGTGCTGGTGCAAACTCTTACACACTTGTTAAAAGTATTGCAGAAGAACTTAGAGGCATTGCAGTAGAATACAATGTACCAATTGTGAGTGCAACACAGACTACAAGAAGTGGTTTCAGTTCTACTGATATTGGTTTAGAAGATACATCAGAATCATTTGGTTTACCTGCAACTGCTGACTTAATGTTTGCACTAATATCAACAGAAGAACTTGAAGAGTTAGACCAATTTGTCGTAAAACAATTGAAGAACAGGTACAATGACCCTACGATATTTAAACGATTTGTTATCGGTGTCGATAGGTCCAGAATGAAACTCTACGATGTAGAACAAGAGGCACAGGAAGAATTAGTTGATGGTGAACTGTTAATTGATGATAGTATTCCTGTTGCTGATAGAACAACACCATCAGATAAGTTTAACGATTTTAAGGTATAATTATGGGAACAAGAGCACATACAAAATTTAGTCACAGAGGTGGCATACAAGCAAGAAGACAAAGAGCGCTTGAAAGATTGAAGAAGGTTAAAGAACCTAACAAAAGAGAACTCAAAGAGATTGAGGTATTAGAAAATAGGACTATAACTAGAACTAGTTTACATTAATGAAGAAAGTAAGAATAGAAGATATTGGTGGAGAAATTCTTAGAGATACTTCTGAGTATCTATTAAAGGATTTACCTTTTGGTGAACATCTAACTCTTAGTAGCACACAGTTGAGAGCGAATCAATCAACATCTGGTCATTTACATTACAACCAAGAAGAAGTTTATTACTTCCATAAAGGTATGGGTGAAATGCAAATTGATGATGAAAGATTTCCTGTAGAGGCAGGAGATATCGTTTGTATTAATATGGGAGAGTTTCATAGAGTCTTCAATACAGGTGTTTTCGGTTTATATTTTATATGTGTATTTGAGGGAGGAAGAAACCACTAGTGGAACCATTTGTTCAGAAACAATTTGATGAGTATCAGGCGAATAGGGTAGAGAAAGAAATCTTACCTATCGATGAACTCAGAGAGAGGGTAATCAAAGATTTATCATTTGTTTCTACAATGGGTGTGGCAGAATACACCTTATACCAGAAGTATCAGGAAATACATTTCAAATATCCTTCACAAAAGGTCTCAACATTATTTGGTGAAGAGACAAACTTTGTTAATGAAGACCATTTAAAACTTATCAATGAGACTAAGAACAACATATGGTTTCCAAATTCATATGATGATTATGAGAAACTACAACCAGAATTAATATACACCGATTCAGAGAAAGATAGACAAGCCGCTGGTTCTCTTACTCAGAGGTGGAATTGTTTAAGAACAATGACACACAGCCAGAAGAACTCATCTAACATTGGTAGAAATCTACATTACATAGTCAGAGATAAAGACACAGGTAAGTATCTTGGTGTCATTTGTATCACAGGTGACTTCATTGACTTAACACCTAGAGATGAATACATTGGTTGGGAGAGAATATACAAAACGAATTCTGGTAAATTGAATAACAGTGCTATAGGTTCGAGTATTCTCCCAACACAACCACTAGGGTTCAATTACACTGGTGGTAAGTTAATGGCATTACTATGCACTGCCGATGAGATACAGAAACAATGGGAAGAAAACTATGGTGATAAGTTAGTTGGTATGACTACTACATCATTGTATGGTAAAACTAAGATAGGTGGTTTATCACAATACGATAGACTTAAACACTGGAAGAAAATGGGTTATAGTAAAGGTTCATTGTCATTTGAAATGACCAAAGACACTGAAAGAGCTATGCTTGACTACGCAGAACATAATTTTAACGAGAGATATTTCTTATTGTATGTTGCAAAACGAGAGAGTGGCCAGACATTAAAGAGAGACCATAGAAATCGTATGAGACAATTCATGTATTCACGATTGAAGATACCAAAAGA